CACGTTGGAATAGAGTGCTCTCCGGGATGACCCTAGGGTTTTTAGAGAACACATTGGCATTGGAGAGTGGGTACGCCACCAGCTTTCGCTAGGCACACAACCACAATTCAAACACTAGGTTGCTGGCTTCACATCAAGACCCGAAGCTCGGTTAAGCCTTGCAGTTACCAGCACCGAAATACACACATACAATTGAAACGAACAACACCCACTAACTAACGACTGACAGCGCACACCGATCCGGCCGCATACCTCAGGACGCCCAACGGCGTATATTGATCAGTTCTCCCCCTCATGGGGACTGGGGCTAGTCCATCACAGGTAGTAAGTCACCTGTCGGATAGTCACTAGTCATAGGCCTCAGCTGTGGCGATAAATTCCACTGACCATTACTGGCCCGCCTTGCCTGTTTTAGTTAGTCAGCCACTCACGTACGCATCCTTTACCAACTGCGATTGCAGCACTGCGCGAACGTTACGGTTGGAATTATGGGTCAAGGGTTTGCGCTAACCCCAGGTAATCACATCCTGGGAGCCCGCCTCCATTCTCTGCTAGCCTAACACGGGTCATCACTCCCTGGCACTAGCAGATACTTTCCGCACCAACTTTCACTATCGCTTACGGCAGTAATTATAGCCATAGAAACTATAAAACCCCTCGCACGTAGCCGACGACACAGTTTCACGAACAATACTGAACGACCCACCCCGCGGGCGGCAACACAAAGTTGCTTAGTCGCATCCTCCGAAGAGTTATGTCCCTACGTTGTGTAATCAGCCTACCACCACGTTGGGCTACAGGCATGATAGATGAGTGTTGGGCTGACACATGAACGTTTCGCCGGTTGTTTTACTTCCGGCCCTAGCAAGGATTGCAGCTGCTTTAATAGTTTCCACTAGCAGCTTGACCAAACCCCGCATCTGGCCTACAAAAATTTACTCCCGTCAACAGAACCGATTCAATCTATGCCACCAGGTGGCCCAAGATAGCAGGCTAACAACCCATGAATCCATGACTCAAACAGTCTTATATGAACCTAATCACGGCTGTTCAATCATGGTGAGGATACCTCAAACTATCGAGAACTCCTGATACAGCACGAGTCCTGGTCACTACCTATCCTCAAAACCTAACACCAACATAGGATTTATTTGCAAAGTTTTCTGCCAATTAAGGCATAATCAGCTAGCAAGACCATAGTCGGGATAATTAATCAGAGTGGGCGAACAGTCACATGGATCGACCTATTTCCTAGGAGCTGTTAAAATTCAGCCACCATTTTATGGTGCCATTCCCCCAACAAACAAAGGAATGGTTGGATCTAGTTACCAAGATCCTCTCTACCAGAAGCTTAACAAGTAAATCCTACAAATCAAGATCTTCTGATAAAGCTGCCACAGTATAGCAATGGTCACCATCCCCTGAGGGTCCATCACTACAGACGATCTCACCTCGACCTAGGTTACCTACTCGGAGAGGGATTGAGCTTTCGTAAGCGAGCTGCTGTCCAATAGATATATTAAAAGCCATAGCCACTTGAGCACGAGTGCGCGGATGTATCTGAGGTTGCTTGTTGTTGCGAACTGTGTACTCCAATTGAGAGTCCGATAACATGACACCACTACGCCATCTCTCTTCAGATCCGTAGATCTTCTTAGAAGATAGCATGGAAGAATGCCACGCCAACGGTCCTATCATTGGCAACTCACTACTGCAAGTTAACTCACAGATACCACACCCGGCTAAAAATTTCTTATAAGCACTTAGCGGCACATGAGCATATCTATGGGTGAAACCAAAACAGTCAACTGCTCTTTGCATATTCCTGCACATTACCCAACCGTTACCGGGTGTCCATATTGGATGTGAGCGGCAGAATTCAATATCCCAAAAATTACCAGCCGAGACATTAACAGGCCCGCCCGTAAGGCAAAACCCGAGATTTTTACAAACCTCATTAAGTCTCTGGCAATCTACCACTCCTTCCTCTACAAACACCAACGCATCATCTCCATCACACAAGAAATCCCACTTGGAGACTCCTAATATTTTCATCGCGGTAGTAAACACCAGAATATTTAATAAAGAATTGCCTATTCCAGTGTCCATGTCACCGGACATTCGGTTACCCTTAATCCAGTATTCATGACCATGATGTGATTTACCCTTGTTTAGGAGCTGATACTTTAGAAGCTGCCTGAATTCTCGAGAACGGATGCCAGCCAGATACAACTTATGACACAACTGGAGATGACCAGAAGTGACAGAAGCATCCCACGCTGAAGCATCAACGCAAATAACTTGTGGACGCTTAAAATGGGTGGTCTTTTCGATAATCAACCTAGCTCTCTGAGCATTGTTTAAACCTTTGGCAAAAATCCTAGACCTCAAAATTCCCCTCCTAGGCCCCTTCCAACCCATAAGCTTGTGCTCAATAGGTTTTAAGTACCTAGCAATTTCGAGGTTATACCTGGGATTTCTCCCTTGTATAGCCCTAGGTTTGCGCTCGGCTTCCCCAATGCCGTCAAGCTTATCTGCCTTAACGAACATAGACACCTCCGCATCTTTAGCATCCAACTCACAAATACGTAGAGATTTCAATGCTGCTTCGTAACGGCGTCTCTTGGCAGGATTAAGCTGTGAAACAGCTTCCTCCCGGCTCAACACCTGCAGGTCCCACGAACGGAACCACCCAACCCAACTCTTTTGGGTTTCCTGAAGGGCTTTAAGACCCCCTTCGGTCATAGTTTGATCCACAAACACCCGTCGTTCTAATGCTGCACGCTCGGTACACCAACAAGCTGCGTGCATTGAAGCAACAGATGTATCTGTGGCTAGGTGGTACGGCCTTCTCACATATTGTGGTTGGCACGCTCCTGAAGCGTATGAAACGGCCCA